GTTCGACAAAGATAATCATTTCCATGAACTGGCACATTGGCTGCATTTTAATGCAGAAGATGCAAAAAAGAAGAAGCTTGGCGATTATTTCCAGAAGAGGATCAAGGGCGAGAAAAAGGGGCGCCTTCTGTGCGGTACTAATGGTTATTCCGACCATTTTGCACCGTCATTTGAACGATGGGATGATTATGCCGGGAAAGTTTATGGGCGGGAACCCGTTGACGGCATGCCTTACGGAGTGGAGATGCCTACACGCCACCTTCAAAAACTGGCTTTGTCTCCAGATGAGTTCCTTCGATATTGGAATGATACAAGAGACGGCAAACATTACTGGCGCATGGCGTTTTTAAGAAGTTTAACCTTAATGTTCAAATGAATAAAAAAACACTGGAGTTATATCGGGAATATCAGTCAGGAAAGTTAGAAGTTAACGAACTGATTAGTCAACTTGCTGATTTGTGCGAAAAGGGAGAATGCAAGGTAGAAGAACTAATTGTCGCAGAAATGAAAGCCGGCATTTGTATTATACCAACTTTGGCTGACGGAGTTGAACTGGAATTGTATTTCCGAAAACATCCGGAAATGAGAGGAAAAATCTTTTTAGAATGAAGAAAAAATCCACCATTCCACCGAAGAGAACAGGACGCCCGACCAAATATACGGACGCCCTGGCGGATGAAATATGCAGACGCATTGCCGAAGGGGAAATGTTGATGCAGATTGTACGGGATGAGCACATGCCGGAACGTAAGACAGTTTATAACTGGATGAATGAGCATGACGACTTTTTACACAACTACGCGCGCGCGTGCGAGATGTCGGCGGATGCCTTGGTGGAAAAGGGCCTGGAAATACTTGACGGAAGCAGCCCCGATTGTGCGCAGATGGACAAAAATAGGGCCGAATACCGTAAATGGCTGGCCGGGAAGAGAAATGCCCGTTACGGGGAACGGCAGGCAGTGGAACTCACCGGGGCCAATGGGGGGCCTGTGGAGATGATCACGGAATGCGACGAAGAC